AGAGGAGTTGCAAAAATAGGAAATCCATTACCATATCTTTTTGAGTGGGATGGTATGTTAGGGCCAATACCAAAACTAGGTCAGAATGCAAATGGAGTTGGAGTAATTAATACTGCACCAGAAATAGATGGTGTTGTAAGAAGAATACCATTGATAATGAGAATAGGACAAGATACTTATCCTACAATGGCAGTAGAAGTCATTAGAGTTGCAACAGGTAATCCAAGTTATCAAGTCAAGGCAGGTGATGGTGGAGTACAAGCGATAAGAGTGCCAGGTTTTCCTATTATTAATACAGACCCAAATGCTAGAATCTGGTTGCATTGGAATAAAACTTTTGAAACCATATCAGCTTCAGAAAATGACTTTTCTAAATTCAATGGTCGAACTGTAATTATAGGAATGACTGCTGAAGGTCTAGGTGGAATTATTGCAACACCAGTTGGTGAACAATATGATTATATGTTATCGGCATCTACATTACAAACTATGATAGATGGTAAACAAATTAATCGTTATGATGTAAGTTCATTTCTAGAATTAGTTTTATCTTTTGTATTAGGTATTCTAGTTATACTGATTGCAAGATTCACACCTTATTGGTTTATTGGTTTAAGTTTACTATCACTCTATGGTATAAGTGTTTATGGTTCTTATTATTTGTTTAATCAACATTTAATATTATCAGATGTCAGTTGGATAATTATTGTAATCACCATAGTTGGTATGCATAGTATTTTTAACAGATTCATTTTAGAGTTTAGATTAAAACAACAAATAAGAAAACAATTCGAAACTTATCTAGACCCAAGACAAGTTGCAGAGTTACAGAAAGACCCAAGTAAATTAAAACTAGGTGGTGAAAGGAGAGAGATGAGTTTTCTGTTTATGGACATTGTAGGATTTACACCAATATCAGAATACTATAAAAACAAAGATGACCCAGAGGGATTAGTTGAAGTTATCAATGACTATCTGAATCGTATGACTAAGATTGTTTTAGAGAATGGTGGAACAGTTGATAAGTACATGGGTGATTGTATTATGGCATTTTGGAATGCACCATTAGATTGTGAAGACCATGCCGAGATGGCAGTCAAGACTGCTATTGAATGTGCAGAGGAAACAGAAAGACTGAAAGAAGATTTCAAAGAAAGAGGACTACCAGATATCAACATAGGTTCTGGTGTCAACACAGGAACATGTATAGTTGGTAATATGGGTAGTGATACTAGATTCGATTATTCAGTCATTGGTGATGCCGTCAATCTGGCAGCTAGACTAGAGGCAACCACAAGAAACTACAAGACTGAAGATGGTGGTATCGTGTCTACTCTGTATTCTTCCTATACTATGGAAAAACTCAAAACCATCAAATCTGTAGAAGTTGATAAAATCAAAGTCAAAGGAAAAGAAGAATTAATCACTATCTACAAACCCTCTAAATGAGAATGATTCTCATATAAGTAAACTCTAATATACTCTAAATTAACCATTGACAATAGTTGTATGACCTGTCATAATGGCCATGTAACTAAAAAAAGAGAGAAAATATGAGTAAAAACAGACAATTTAAATTAGAACAAACTTTTGATGAAATTGAGTACCACATACAATGTATGGATGAGAGAGGACAATTTCCTAATGTATGGATTAATATGATATATCTAGATGAGAATTATTCTCATATAAGAGAGTATTGGAATCACCCTTTATTTGATAAAGAATATTGGGAAAAACCCCTAGACCAACAAGGACATAAGTCAAATTCAAAGTATTAAAATAACCCTTGACAAGTTCTGTATGGACCTGTTATACTTGCTATATATGATAAAAAATGACATGAGAGGTCAAATATGAATAAAACACTAATGAATGAAATGAAAAAACTAGACAATTCTGGGTTGAATAATGTCGTAGTTTTTGCTCGTGAGCTAATGGTCATGAATGGAAAGATGTTATTTAAACCAGGAACGAAAGTTTTCATGGTACAAAAAACAAAGAAAACACCAGGTACAGTAAGGAAAGTTTTACAAAAGAATGCCGTAGTTGATATGGATAATGGTAGAACATATAGAGTACCATTGGTTATGTTGGAGGCTGCATAATGGCAAGAGTAAAAGATTTTTTAATGGATGAGGCTGATAACATATTATCAGTCACAGCCAACAAACTAGTAGGTGGTGACATATCAGAAGATGATGCACTAGAGATTCTAGAAACTAATAAAGATACATTAAGTATTATAGGATTAGAAGACAAGTATGATGCACTGGCAGTCATATATGAAATGACAGACCAGTTGTATAAAGATATAAATGGAGAAATGTAATTGAAAGGAAGTTCAAGTAAACCTAGACAAAAATTTTCTGTTCATAATTACGAACAGAAAAGAAACTTTAAGAAAAAACAACCAGAAGAAAAAGTATCTGGGTTAGGTGTTAAAGTTCACGGTGATGATATATCTAAAGCATTAAGAATTTTTAAAAAGAAAGTTCTTAAAGCTGGAGTTCTAAACGAAGCAAACGAAAGACAATTCTACACTAAGAAAAGTGAAAAGAATAGATTGGCTAAGTCTGCAGGTAGACAAAGATGGTTAAGGAAACTTAGAGAAACACCTGGGGTACACAATTACAATAAAAATTATAGAAAGAAAACAGGAAGGTAAAAATGACAGATGTAAAATTATTACGCCTCACTACAGGCGAAGACATTGTAGCAGAAGTAACTAATCAAGATTATGCAGACAATGGGGGTAAATCAGTTACTACAATAAAGAAACCTTTTGTGCTTATACCGATGCAACAAAATCAGAGTTCAGGTCAAGAAAGTAAATTATACTTCTCACCATTTATTCCATTTGCAGAAAATGAAGAATTTGATATTAAAGAAGAAAATATAATCACAGTTAATGAACCTAAGTCAGAAATTAGAGATAATTATTTAAATTATGTAGGTGCAATTGTACCAGTTGAGAAAAAGATTATATCATGACAGATAAAAAAGATGATAAAACAAATGTAGTAGTTGGCCCTTGGGGTAATGAACCAGTTGAAAATAATGGTGAATGGATTAAGGAAAAATACTCAAAGGCATTAGAAAAGAATAATACTACACTTAAAATGCAAGAAAAACTTGCTAGAATTGATATTATAACTGAAAATATTATGGTACAATTAATTCATACTTTATCAGAAAATGGTTATGATATCGGAGATGAAAAGTTTATTTTAGACATTGGATTTTTATCAGAAGTAATTAAAGGTACTATGGCAAGACAGGAAAAATTACCACATATTGTACAAGGCCTTATTGATAATATAATGACACCAGATAAAACTAGAAATGAAGATGGTGTAGATTTACATTATTCAAAGTTTGATGCACCATTACTAGCAGACTTAGTTGATATGGCTGAAGAAATAAAAGAAGATATTGAAATATCATTTGAATCAGATGTAGAGTTAGAAACAGACCCAGATAAAATTACAGAATGGAAAGATGATAAAAATACTGGTTCTTTACACGAAATGAGAAGTAAAAAAATTCACGATAAAAAAGATGATGAAGATGAAGACAAAGATTAAAACGAATTACAATAATGTAATAGCCGATATGACTATACGAGGCTCTAACTTAGTTACAAACAACAATAATCATAGGAGATTATAATATGGGTAGAAAGAAACTATCAAAAACACAAAGAGTAATTAATGCGTTCGAATCAGGTAAGACACTTACTTGGACACAATTAAGAAACACATTTGACCTAACTTCACCACAAGCAATGGTGGATAAACTAAGAAGTCAAGGTTATATGATATACATCAACAAAACTGCTGATGGAACATCATATCGTATGGGTGAACCAACACAAGCAATTATTAATGCTGGTGTAGGTGCAGTATTGATGAACGGCAGAGCAGATAAAACTATCGTGGCTGCTGGAATCAAAGCACTTTATGGTAACGGCGTAGGATACGCTTCTTAATTATTTAAGAATTAGTGGGGTGACTTTCGGGTCACCCTTTCTAAACTAGGAATTTAATATGGTATTAGTAGATATGAATCAAATCTCTTTAGCATCTTTAATGATGCACTTGCATATGAATAAAGGTGAGTTGGATGAAGAAATGGTTAGACATATGATATTAAATTCTTTAAGAATGTATCGTACTATGTTTAATGAAAAATATGGTGAAGTAGTTCTCACTTACGATTCAAGGGCATATTGGCGTAGAGAAATATTTCCACAATATAAACATAGTCGTAGGAAAAGTAGAGAGGCAGATGGCAAAGATTGGGATAGTATTTTTGGAGTTCTGAATCAGATTAAAGATGAGATAAAAGAATTTCTACCCTACAAAGTTGTAGAAACTTATGGGGCAGAAGCAGATGATGTAATTGCAACACTATGTAAACATTATCAAAGTGAAAAAATCATGATTGTATCAGGTGATAAAGACTTTATACAATTACAAAAATATGACAATGTAAGACAATACAGTCCGATTACTAAAAAACATGTAAATGGGGTTAATCCAGTTGTCTATATAAAAGAACATATACTAAAAGGTGATAAATCAGATGGCATTCCAAATGTATTATCACCCGACCATACTTTTACAGATGATTTAAGGCAAAGACCCTTGACATCTAAAAAGATGCAGAGTATATTGGCTCAAGACATTGATGATTTAAATGATGAAGTGAAAAGAAATTATCAAAGGAATGACAAACTAATTAATTTGGATAATATACCAGAGGAATTAGAAGGCGATATCTTAGATGATTTTAAGAGTGCTACTTGTGGTGACAGAAGTAAACTATTAAATTATTTTATAGATAAAAGACTGAAAAGTCTAACTGAACAAATTGGAGAATTTTAAAATGGCAAGACAAGGCAATTTTACACCATTGTTTTCAGAGGTACTTGATAAAGTACATAAGGCGAAAACAAAATCAGAGAAAGTAGCAATACTCATAGTGAACGATTCAAGTTCACTAAGAATGGTATTGAAAGCATCTTTTGACCCAAAAATAGAATGGGTGATACCAACAGGTGAAGTACCATACAAAAAAAATGATGCACCTATAGGAACAGAACATACTGTTCTTCAAAGTGAAGCAAGAAAATTATGGCATTTTGTAAAAGGTGCAGACAATGACACATCACAGGCACAAAAAGAAAACATGTTTATTCAAATGTGTGAAGGTCTTCATGAAAGTGAAGCACAATTATTGTGTGATGCAAAAGATAAAAAATTACATCAAGTATATAAAGGTTTATCGAAAGATGTAGTAAGAGAGGCTTTTAAATGGGATGAAAATTTCATGGTTGAAGAAGCACCAAAATACCCACAAGCACCAGGTAGTGCATCTGGCGTATAAAGTACTTGACAAGTCTTGTTTAGTCTGTTATAATGGCTAGTAAAAATGAGGTTACAAAATAGTTCCCGTTCATATCGACCTACTCTCTCTCGACCTCATCATAAGGTCGATATGAACACCAGAGGTTATGTATTATGAGTAGAGCAATCAAAAAGATACCCTACAAATTTGTTCATGTATATTGGATTGATATCACATCAGATTCATCATGGCAAAGTATAGAAGATGTAAAAGAAAGTAAATTACCTAGATGTTTAAGTACAGGTTTTTTAGTTAGTGAAGATGATGATGATATTGTTAGAATCGTTTCAGATTTTAATTTCAAGGAAGACGGCAGTATTGATGAATGTGGTAATTCTACAATCATACCAAAGTCTGTTGTTCAAGAAGTAAAAGAAGTATCATGAGTTTTTACATCCCAGAAATTGTTGTATACATGATTGCTACTGTATCAATGATATTAGCATTAATTGATTTATCAAAAATAGAAAAAAAGAGAGAGCAAGAAGAAAAGAATTATAGTGATGTTTGAACATGTAATTAGAAATCCCTTTGACATGAAACCAGTTTTCAATCCATGTGAAAACCCAAAGTTTAATGCAAACGAAACTGACATAGAAATTCAATCACAAAAGAAAATAGAATTAGATAATTTAGGCCCAGACATTTGGTTTGAAACAGATGTTGCAAAGGAAGAAAAACTTGCTGAAAGAACAGCAGCAAAATTATCATTGTTCAATCAACCTGATGATTATCAATTATTTACAGAATGTAATAACATAAAAGATTTAGGTTTGGCAATTGAAGATGATGTAGTTATCATGCACAAAGGAAAACTAGAGGCATGTTTTGTGGCATTTCCGTCATCATGGAATGCAGGAGAAAAGGAAGGTAAAACTTTGGCAGAATTACATGAACCGATTGCAGACAATGAAGCATTACTTCGTGCATCTGATGGCATCATGAGAGCCATGACAAGTGGACAATCATTTCATAGATACACTTGGGGCATATCATCATTAAATGGATATAGTAATCATCCAAAATATGATAAACCAGAGTTTGATTCACTAGATGATTTGACATTTAGAGTAGAACATGAAAGGACTGCGACAGTCACACAGGGCAGCACAGCAGTCTTTCTAATACATGTTGATATCTACCCTCTAAAAGATGTCTTAAAGACTGATTTTGGACTAATTAAGGGGGCTATTGACAGTATGAGTGAGAATGTGTTACAATACAAGAATCTAGTAAAAGTAAAGGAGTTGATGAATGAATATCTTCTATCTACATGAAGACCCAATACAAAACATCAAGTGGCATGTTGATAAACATGTTGTAAAGATGGCAACAGAATATGCACAATTACTATCTACGGCACATAGATACCTAGATGGTGAATTGTATGAAGATAGAACAAAAAATAATCACAGAATCAAAAGGTGGAAACTACCTGATGAAAGGGAAAGTATATTGTACAAAGCAAGTCATGTGAATCATCCTTGTAATGTGTGGGTGCGTGAAAGTAAATCAAATTATCGTTTGATGTACCAGATTTACATGGCTTGTCTTGCAGAGTATACACATAGATATGGAAAAATACATGGTGCATCGAAACCATCTATTAGTCTACTTAGGACACCAAACAATATTAAAGACATTGGATTGACAGAATTACCTCAAGCAATGCCAGAGTATTGTAAGGTGACAGGAAATCCTATTCAGGCATATAAAAATTATTATATAAATGAAAAGAAAGGATTTGCTAATTGGAAAAATAGAACGAGGCCAGAATGGTATGGAAATATATAATAGTAAAGACTTAGCAGAAGATGTTGAGTATCTGAAAATGACAGTTAAAAATTTAGAAAAAACAATTTTTGATTTAGAAACGAAAATTGTGTCACTAGAATATTCATGTGATACAAACAGTAATGAAATAGAAGCAGTAAATGATGCTATTGATGATATGCAACCTGATATAAAAGAAACAGAATTTCCAAAGAGAAAATAATGCCAACATATACATTTAAAAACAAAGACACAGGTGAAGTGTTTGATAAAGTGATGAAGATTGCTGAGAAAGAACCTTACCTAAAAGATAATCCAAATATATCAGCAGTAATAACTGCACCTAATTTTGTGGGTGACCACATTGTTAAAAGAATGGATGGTGGTATGAAAGAAACTCTGCAAAAGATTGCAGACAAGAATCCAAATACACCTCTTGCAGACAGATTTTCTAGAAGGTCTTCAAAGGATATACAGAAAGAAAAAGTCGTTAACAAGTACAATTTGAAAGACACCATAGTATAAATAAGACTGTGATATAGTCAATATATTGTTACTAATAGATTATACACAGGGGGTTGACTGACGGATTAGTTGGCCCCTACTTTTACATTGGTTTGTATTATGAAAACAAGAAATTTTGTACAAAAATATTTAAAGAAATTTTGTAAATCAAAAGTTGAGAAAGATAAAAAGAAAGAATCCAAAAAGGGTTATGTAAAACACAAAGGTATGAAAGATGGCGAAACCAGAAGTAGGTGATATAATAGAACATTCAGAACCTACTTTCGAAAGAGTTGCAACAGGTAAAGTTGTTCAATTATTAGATACTCAATTTATATACGAAGTTCATAAGATAGTTGAGAAAGGTAGAGAAAAAATACCTGCTGATAAAACAAGTACAAGAATGTGTATGTTTAATGAAACATGGAGTAATGTTTAATGTCAAGAAAAAAAGAAATTAGTTCAGGTGATTTAGTAAAAATTGAGCCAATTACAGATAATCAAAAATTAGTATTTGAAGGTCACAAAGCAGGGAAGAATGGTTTCTTTTTTGGTTGTGCAGGTACAGGTAAAACATTTGTATCATTGTATCTTGCATTACAAGATGTTCTTAAACATGGAACACCATATGATAGAGTTGTGATTGTTCGTTCATTGATACCAACAAGAGAAATAGGATTTCTACCTGGTGATGAAGAAGACAAGGCTGCATTATATCAAGTACCATATTCAAACATGGTACAGTTTATGTTTAAACAACCTAATGAAGATGCATTCAGAGGATTATATGATGCACTTAAAAGACAAGGAAGTTTACATTTTGTATCAACCTCATTTTTGAGAGGGTTAACTTTTGACAATTCAATTATTATAGTTGATGAATGTCAAAACTTAAACTTCCATGAGTTAGATACTATTATCACAAGAGTAGGACAAGATTCAAAAATAGTTTTTTGTGGTGACTTTAGTCAAACAGATTTAACTAAAACAAATGAAAGAAATGGCCTACATGATTTTTTAAGGATTCTAGAGAACATGGATGAATTTAATTGTGTAGAATTTGATATCCCAGATATCGTAAGGTCTGGCTTTGTGAGAAACTATCTCATAGAAAAGACCAAACTAGGTATAGGAGTAGATTTGTAAAATGAATATTAGTCAAGAGGGATTGGCTCTCATAAAAAAGTTTGAAGGTTGTAGGTTAAAAGCTTATAGATGTTCTGCAAATGTATTGACAATAGGTTATGGTCATACAGGTGGAGTAAAGGAAGATGATACTATAACACAATCAGAAGCTGATGAATTGTTAGAAAAAGATATTGCAAAGTTTGAAGAATATGTTAATGACAATGTAATCGTTGAATTAAAACAACATCAGTTTGATGCATTAGTTGCTTGGACATTTAATTTAGGCCCAGGTAATCTAAGAGAATCAACAATGTTAAAAAAATTAAATGATGCTGATTATGCTTCTGTTCCATTTGAAATGAGAAGGTGGAATAAGGCAGGTGGTAAAACATTGGATGGTTTAATTAGAAGACGCAATGCAGAGGCATTATTATTTCAAAGTAAAGAATGGCACCAATTATAAATTATGACATTATTAGATTTTCCTGTTTTAAACACTAAAACAGTTGACAAAAAAAGATTTTATATAACACCAGAGGGTAATGAATATCCCTCTATTACTACAGTTCTATCACCTAGAAACAAAGAAGGTTTGATGAAGTGGAGAAAGAGAGTTGGTGAAAAGGTTGCAACACATATTGCAAACAAGGCAGCAACTAGAGGTTCTAAAGTTCATAAGATGTGTGAGGATTATCTAAATGGATTAGATATGGAAAAACATAAGAAAGACTTTTTACCTTATTGTTTATTTAACGAATTAAAAGATAAGACTTTTGACAATATAAATGAAGTCATTGCACAAGAGGTAACTTTGTATTCTGATAAATATAGAGTAGCAGGAAGAACAGATTTGATAGCAAATTATAGGAATGAGTTATCAATCGTAGATTTTAAAACATCTACAAACGAGAGAAAGGATTCTTACAACGAAAATTATTATATTCAAACTGCGGCATACGCTGAAATGTTTGAGGAATTGACAGGTCAACCTATCAATCAAATAGTAATTTTAGTTGTAACAGAGAATGGTACAGTACAAGAGTTTATTAAAGATAAACAAGAATACTTACCATTACTAGAAGAAACATTAGAGGAGTGGTATCAATCATGAATGTAACTTGGACAGAAAGTGCGGCTAATCAAGCAAAGGTAATTTTGGCAGGTGAAGGAGATGATAAATTAAATGTTCGTTGTTTCATACAAGGCGGCGGTTGTTCTGGTTTCCAATATGGATTTACACTAGATGAACAAAAAGAAGATGACCATGTATTTGAAACAAATGGTGCTAAACTTTTAATCGACCCAATGAGTGGTGTATATTTTCATGGTGCAACAATAGACTATGTGAATGACCCATTACAAGGTTCTATGTTTACAATCAATAATCCAAATGCAAAAAGTACATGCGGCTGCGGAAGTAGTGCGGCATTTTAAATATGCGATTAGTAATATCATTACTAGATGTCCTATTAATTCTCTTTCTCTTAGTGATGATGATGCAATACATGTAGATAATACTTGACAAACAATGTTATACCTAGTATAATGGTTTAAAATAATTGGAGTATATTATGGAATTAAATAGAGATGGTGATGGGTTTCTCATCAATACAAGTGATTGGTCAGAGGAAGTCATGCAACAAATGGCAGAAGAAGATAATTTTGTTGTTACCGAAGAAATCAAAACCTACATAAACAAAGCAAGAGAAATGTTTAACGAAACTGGTACTGTACCAGCAGTTAGAATCTTTGCAAAAGAATTTGGTATGGATAGAAAGGCAAGTAAACTTTATGAAGTTTTTGAATCAGGACCAATGAAGAAAATTGCTAAGTATGGGGGCTTACCGAAACCTACAGGTTGTGTATAGTGGCAGAAGATAAAAACACGATTCATACCCCTAAGACATTTTCTTTAGAAATAGAGAAGATTGCTTTTGATAAAAGATGTACACATTTGGAAGCAATATCAATCTATTGTGAACAGATGGGTATTGAACCTGTATCTACAGCAAAATTGTTAACAAAAAGTTTAAAAGAAAAAGTAGAGGCAAATGCTATAGACTTAAACTATTTACCTAAGTCTGCAAAACTACCTATGTAATGCAACCAATAGATGCGTATTTAATGTATTGTGCTATGAAAGCACATTTTGATAAAAGTGATTATGACTTTGTAAAATACAATGGTAAATCTAAAGTATCAAGAGATTCATTCTATAAAAGAAATGATAGAGTTTTTTTTGTTAAACTTACTCGTAAGTATAAAAGTAAACAAGATATACAAGACTACTTACTAGCTAACTTCTTAGTACACCCAAAAGGTTGGGTGGGTAAATTTGATGAAGATAATTATATACAATGGCAAAGAAAGATACAAAGTTTAAGTTATACATTTAAATCAGAGATTGAATCAATATTAGACAAAGATTTAATAGCAGTATCTGCCAATAAACATCCTAAACTATTAAAAGAATATCTTGGTAAAAGAGTATCATTAGAAAGTATGGTTATATTGGATGGTATTTTAAATTACAGTAAAACATGGAATACAAAATTAAAAGATGATTATGTATGGAAAGATGTTTATAAACTTATAAATGATTATAAAAGTTTTTTAAAATTTGATGTGACAAACTTCAAATTTGTATTAAGAGAATTGATGGCATGAAGAAGATTAGACAGTTAGATATGGAGTTGGCAGGTGGGTGTAATTATTCGTGTCAAATGTGCCCACAGAGTTCTGGTCGTGAAAAAGAATTTAAAAAGTTATTGAAATGGGATAATTTTGTAAAGATTGTAGATAATGCAATAGAACATGAAGTTGAAACTATCAGTTTACATGGTGGTGGAGAACCTACTTTAAATAAAAAGTTTATAGAATGTGTAAAATATATCAAAGATAAAAATATACATTGTAGTACGATTACAAATGGTTATAGATTAGATGATAAATTAATTCAAGAGATAGCAGAAAGTGGATTAGATGTAATTCGTATTTCTGCAATAGGTTATGATAGTGAAACATATAATAAATGGATGCCTGTAAACAACAAAGATGAATCAGATAGATTTTTTACAGTTAGAGATAATGTTCGTAAATTAGTTGATGCATGTAAGAATACAAATACAGAAGTTTACATACAACACTTAATTATAGACATGAATAAAAAAGATTATGAGGTAGAACAGTATATAAAAAATTGGGTAGACCACACAGGTGCAAAGTCAGAAATTTGGATGATGCATAATTGGTCTGGTGAATATGAAGTTGTATATGAAAGAAGAAAAGATAAAAGAAGAAGTTGTGGTAGACCTACGGCATCTATGTTACAAGTTAGAGCTGGTGGTTTAGATAAACATCAAGGTGCAGTGGTACCTTGTTGTATGGTTTTAGGAAATGACAAAGAGGCAACTCTTGGTCATCTAGATACAAATACAATACAAGAGATTTTAGATAGTAAAGAATATCAAGAATTAATTAGGGCACACGAAGAAGAAAGGTTTGATGACATATCATATTGTAAAAACTGTGACCAATTATGGGAAGTGCCAGAAAGTTTGGTATGGACAAATATAGATAATAGAAAATATAATACATCAAAAGTTATTGAGGATATGAAACTTGCTTAATTATCACGATACACCCTGGCCACATTTTACTGGTTCTTTACCAGATGATTTTTATAACCATGTAAAAAGTATGTGGGATGATGATGACACTAAAAAGAAGTGGAATAAAATTAAAAATAGGTCAAATACAATCATAGAAGATGATAAAATTAATATGATATTAAATGATATTATTTTAGGTATATTGAGTAAAAGTAAAAATGTGTTTCAAGAATTTTATCCTAGACTTGACCAAGACAAACTAATAGGAGTATGTTCACATTTGTTTTCACAGAATCCACCTGATAAAGCATATCCTATGAGAAAATTACATATTGATAGTGGTAATAAATTAGTAACAGGGTTATGGTATTTTAAACACCCAGATGAAAAAGATGATGGTGGTAATTTAGTGTTACATAATCCTACCACAAAACAAGAAAAAGTATTTGAGTATGGTGAAAACAAAATTGTATTGTTTCCTAATACACCACTTAGTTGGCATTATATAACAGATAGAAAAGAATCAAAATATCCTAGAAGATTTATTTGTATGAGATTAGAATCAAGACTTAAATTACATGATTACCAAACTAAAATGGGTAAGGATATTATGACTTACGAAGATATAAAAAATAATTATGAGTAAAGTATTAATCTATGGAAATGGTAAATCTAGATTAGATTTTAAACCAAGAAAATTTGAGAGCATAGTTACATGGGGTTGTAATAGAATATATCGTGAAAATATAGAGGTAGATAATTTAGTGGCAGTAGATTACATAAGACAACATGAAATAATTCAAGACAATTATACAGATTCTACATTATGGTTTTCAGACTGGCATGAGTTACCAAAACGATTTATTGATAAACCTGCTTGGGGTAGTAGATATTTAGAGTTATTAAAACTAGGTTTTGACAAAGACCAGATTTTTGAAAATAGCAAAGTAGGAAAAACAAGTTGTGTGGTAAGAGGTAAGAATCCATTTACTGCTCTACAAAAGTTTTACAACATGGATAAACCAAAAGATGAGGGTGAGATAGAGGCACTCAAACACAAGTGTATGAGAAATACAGGTTTATACATTTCATGGATAACAGGAAAAGAGGATATAATAGACATAGATGAGTTTGAGGGAAATAGTGCTGGTAGCACATCAATGTATTTTGCTTGTGAACAAGGAGCAGAAAATATTTACTTGTTAGGATTTGATTTAGCAACAACAGGTAAACCATTAAGTAATGTGCATTTATTACCTGATTATAATAAAGGATTTGATTCTACAATATGGCAAAATCAAATGAAAACTGTCATGAGAAAATTTAAGAATGTAAATTTTTATTGGGTATCACCACAAGAAGAAAAGAATAAATTTCAAGGTATAAGTAATTTAGAATTTGTAACAATGGAAGATTTAGAAAAATGGATAGACCAAACGGAATAGATTGGTATATAAAATGGTTTGCAAGTATAGTCTTGATTATAGGTGCTGCCACTACGGCTATGGATATGTATCCATATAATATGTACTTTCAATTTACAGGTATTACAGGTTGGTTAATAGTGGGCTGGATATGGAAAGACTGGTCATTGATAGTTGTTAATACAGTAGGTTCATTAATACTATTTGCTGGTATTATACACTATCATTTTTTTACAGATTGGATGTTAAGAATTTATGAATATCGTTTGGAGGCGTTGTTATGAATGAAGAATCACAATATAAAAAATACACATTAAAATTAGATGGTAAAGATACTTTTGTGTATGCTTCTAAACATTTAAGTTTAAAAGAAGCAAAGGAAGATATAAAAAACAGATTTGATAACTCTAAAGTTACAAACATTAAAATATCATGAAAAGTTTAATTTATGGAAATGGTGAATCTAGACAAGTTTGGGATATAACCAAAAAATATAAAGGATTCACAACATGGGGATGTAATGCAATTTACAGAGATTGTAAAGTTGATAATTTAGTTGCTATTGATTATGAGATACAACAAGAAATATACAAGTCTGGTTATCCAATTAAAAACAAATGTCATTTTGCAGATTGGGCAATACTAGAGGGTTTTGACCCAGAGTTTATAAAAGAAGGTTTTTCACCATTAAACATATTTGAAACACCTAAGAGAAATGACAATAGTGGTTATGGTTGGTATGATAGAAAAAATTGTGTAGTTCAAGGAAAAGAATATGAAACTGCAGAGAAAAACTATCAAGAGTTAACAATCAAGTTTCCAAATTTAGATAAAGAAGATGCTAAGAGAAAATGTTTTAAAAATGTAGGTCTTTATATTACATGGGTAGAAGATGAGGATAAAGTAAACAATATAGAATTCCCTAGAAACTGGTGTGCAGGAGCAACTGCATTACACTTAACATGTCAAGAGGGTGCTGATGAAGTATACATGTTAGGATTTGACCTAAGTGATTATGATGAACCTCTTAATAATATTTACAAAGGAACAGATAACTATTTACCATCTGATTCAAAAGGATTTAATACTGATGAATGGGTAAGTCAATTAATCACAGTATTTAAAGAATTTTCTGAAACACAATTCTATTGGGTTGTTGATTCAGAAAAGCAACCACTAGAGTGTAATAATGTCAAAAGTATTTCATATGAAACCCTTGACAAAGTTTGCAATACCTAGTATAGTTGCAAGATTAACTATTATAAATAGTTATGTATCGCAAGATACACATATAAACATACGATAAAATATAATAACATACGGAGAAAAATATGTCATTAGATAACCTAAAGAGTAGTGGGTCCCTTAATAAGCTGTTAGATGCTGCAAAGGGCGAAACTGCACCTCAAGAGAAAAAATCATATGTAGATGAAAGGTTGTGGAAACCAGAACTAGATAAGTCTGGTAATGGATACGCAGTCATTCGTTTTCTACCTGCCGTTCAAGGCGAAGACTTACCATGGGCAAAAGTTTGGAATCATGCATTTCAAGGCCCAACAGGTCAATGGTACATTGAAAACTCTCTTACAACACTCAATCAGAAAGACCCTGTTTCTGAACATAACACTAGATTATGGAATACAGGTTTAGAATCTGATAAAGAGATTGCTCGTAAACAGAAAAGAAAATTACAATACTTCTCAAACATTTATGTAGTAAGTGATACGAAACACCCAGAGAATGAAGGTAAAGTATTCTTGTTCCGTTACGGAAAGAAAATCTTTGATAAGTTAACTGCTGCTATGTCACCAGAGTTTGAAGATGAAAAGGCAATCAACCCATTTGATTTTTGGGAAGGTGCTAACTTCAAATTAAAAATCAGAAAAGTAGATGGCTATTGGAACTATGATAAATCAGAGTTTGAAGATACATCTAAACTATTTGAAGATGACGCTGATGCAGATAAAGTTTGGAAAGCACAACACTCTCTTGCAGAGTTTACTGCTCCAACAAACTTTAAATCTTATGATGAGTTAAAATCTAGACTAGATGCAGTCCTTTCTGGTACTGTAAAAGTTGGTAATGTTGCTGATGATTTAGATGATGCACCTGTTGCAACACCTAAAGTTGATACAAAACCTGTAACTACAAAAGTGGAAACACCTGTAGTTGAGGAAGATGATACATTAGCATATTTTGAAAAACTAGCTGAGTAATCTATCGAGTGCCTCTATTCTATAGGGGCACTTTTCTTGTATAATTCTATACAATCCTTATAAATAAACATATGGCAAGAAGTAAATATATCCAAAGTGTTTTAGACGCTGCAGGTGGTAGACCTAAATCAACCCAATGGTTTCGTGATAAAATCAAAGAGTTTGGTACCCCAAAGTCTGCAGATTTAATTCGTGACGGAAAAAGAACATCAGTGCCTACCTTTGGTATACTAAATATGTTTGTATATGACCCTAAGTTAAAGGATAAGTTACCATATTATGATACATTTCCTTTAGTATTACCCATTGAAGAATATAACAATGGATTTTTAGGAATCAATTTACATTATCTATCTATGCCTATGAGATTAAGATTATTAGATAGATTAGTAGATTATAGTAATAATAACAAGTTTGATGAATCTACAAAATTAAGAGTGGATTATAGTAAATTAAAAAAAGTAGATTTAGTTAAACCTTGTCTAAAAAGATATCTAGCAAGTAATATTAAGTCTAAGTTTAGAAAAGTAGAAGCAGATGAATTTATGATTGCAACACTATTACCTGTACAGAGATTTAAAAAACAGTCTGATAGTCATGTATTTGCAAAATCAAGAGGAATGATATAATGGCATTAGATTTTGGTAGTTTAATAGAGGCAGGTTCCGCATCAGTATTAAATGAATTACTTGCACCACTAAGAGATGATGATGGTATTGCATTACCTTCAAGATATGAAGTAAGATTTGGAGCACCATCAGGTAGTAGAGGCACAGGTGGCCCAGGTGCATCACAAAATTTATTTTCACAAATATTGTTTGAAGATATAGGTGGTGGTATTACAAGAGATGTTGCATATCAATGTCACACTATAGCATTACCTTCTCGTGCTTTAACAACAGTTGCTGATGAAACAATATATGGCCCTGCTAGAAACTTAGTACAAGGATATACATTTGGTGATGTTAGTGCAACTCTTTATTGTCACAATGACATGAGAGAAAAGAAATTTTTTGAAACATGGCAAAGAATAGCATTTAATCCACAAACATTTGCAATGGGTTATTATGATGATTATGTGGGTAATGTAAAAATCTACACATTAGACCAACAAAACAATAGAAGATATGGTGTTGAGTTAGTTGAGGCTTTCCCCGAAACTCTTGGAGAACAAACTCTTTCTGGCGCAGTTGCTACATCAGCTATGGAAATAACTGTTGGTTTTAAATATAGATATTGGAGAAATCTAACTGATGAATCTGAATTACCTAAACCACTATTGGATAGACTACAAAATGTACTTGGTGACCAGGTCGAAAGACAATTATTGAGCAGAATACCAAAAGTATTAAGAAGATTATAATTAAGGAGTGAAAAATTATGGCTTTACCTAAACTTGAAACACCAGTTTATACTTTAACTTTACCTTCAACAGATGAAGAAATAAAGTATAGACCGTTCTTGGTTAAAGAACAAAAGAGAATGATAATGGCACAAGAATCTGAAAATGAAACAGAATTACTTGATGCTATGAAACAGTTAATTCGTGACTGTACATTCAATAAAATAGACCCAACAACCTGTCCTTTGTTTGACGCAGAGTATGTGTTTTTACAAATAAGAAGTAAATCAGTTGGTGAAACTATATCTGTAAATATTACTTGCCCAGATGATGAAAAAACTATAGTATCAAAAGATATACCTATAAGTGAAATTAAAGTGTCTGTTTTTGATGACCATTCAAATGAAGTAAATGTAACCGATGATATTAAAATGACTTTTGATTATCCTTTACTTGCATCTTATGCTACATATAATAATGCATCAACAACAGAAATGGCATTTACGATTGTTAAGGATTGTCTAGAAACCATATCTTGGGATGATACAATATACAATAAAGCAGATATAAGTGATAAAGAATTGACAGATTTTATTGATAACTTAAATACTGAACAATTTCAAAATGTAATGAACTTCTTTAATACTATGCCTAAATTAAGATATGTTATTGAAGTTGAAAATCCTAACACTAAGGTAAAAAGTGAAGTGCCTCTAGAGGGATTAAGAAGTTTTTTAGTATAGGGCTCTCACATGAGAGCCTAAAAAATTACTATAAGAGTAATTTTGCACTCATGCAACATCATAAATACTCTTTAACAGAGTTAGAGAATATGATGCCATGGGAAAGAGAAATATACATGGCAATGTTACAACAACACATAAAAGAAGAAAACGAAAGAATAGAAAAAGAAAATAGGAAAATGAATAATGGCTGAGGATAAACCTAAGTTATCATATTACGAGGCTCCAAAAGATATGACTGAAACTAAAAAAGTAAACATAGAATTAGAAGTAGACACAAATGTTGTTGATTCTAGTAAAAACAAATATCAATCATGGATAGACATGGCAAAAGCTGTGGATGCATGGAGAATATTCCCACGACTATTTTTAACAGTATATATTATATTGTTATATAAATGTGTTATTTGGTATATGAATCTATTGGCTCCGACTATGGAACAGTCTGGGTTGATAAGCATCGTTGTAGGTGCTGGTGCTGCATGGTTTGGACTATACACAGGAACGAGTAAAAAATAATGGCTGAAAAGAAAGACCCTTTAGATAAAAGATTTGAAAACCTGGTTGAGAAGTTAGCTTCTCTAAACCAGAATGCTGGACTTCAAGTAATTCATGCTGACAAAATTGCAGATTTAACAGCAGAAAGAAATCGTATTGCTGCTAAAGCGTCTGGACTAGATGAAGAAGAAGCTGGAAGAAGAGCAGATATGGATGCTAAAATGTTAGCACTTCAAAAAGAAATACAACGAGATACAGCAATCGCTGGAGAAGATTCACCAAAAGTTATGGCAAATCAAAAGATACTTGATAAGATGAAAGAAAAAGAAGAAAAGAAAAGACAAAAAATAAATTTTGATATGCAGAAAAGAATAGTTAGTGGATTAACAGATATTGGAGATAATATAGGTGAAAAAGTATCAGCTGGTGGTTCAATGCTTCTAAAGGGTATTGGTGTTATTGCACTATTTGCTTTTTTAACATCAGATTCATTTAAAGCAATAGTCGGTGGTATCGTAAATTTTATAACAGATACATTAAATTTCTTTTCAGACCCAAATTGGGGATATTGGGCCGACCATTTTGGTAAATTGCTGGCACTCTTTACATTCATTGGTCTTAAAATTGCTGCAATAGTAGGTCAAACAACAGTTACAAAAGTAACATTGACTGCTTTACAAGCTGCATTTGCTTTCTTGTTTGGGCCTAAAGGTGTCTTAATGAAAAATATGATACCTAGATTAAAACTAATGGGTGCGGGATTATTAGTACAAGGTAAAGCTATGATGATTAGTTTAGGATTGGCTTTTAAAGGAATGCTTATTGGTCTTGGTGCAATACTTGCTCCAATGTTACCTGTTGTTGCTGTTGTCGCCCTTGTTGCTGCAGCTGCTTATGGTCTAGTAAGAATATTTCAGGGATTTCAAGAACACTTTAGTG